GTTCTGGTTCTAAATTTAAATACTCCATTGGATCTTCTGGATTCCAAAAGTTGTTTTTTACTTCTTGTATAATAGCACCTTGTTCAGGATCGGCTAGTGCTGGCCTGTCATCAAAAAAACTATTTGTTTCTATTGTAGGATATTTTTGATGTACTTCACACCATTTTTGATATAGTGTATATTCTTTTACATTCATAACAGACACAAAAGATAAGTCTTTAATCACTACATCTCTTAATTTGTCTGTATCTATGTTTGGTATTTTATCAAGTGGATTGGCGTCTTGCCATTTTTTCCACTGTTCTTCTATAAAAGGATCTAATTCTTTTTTAACGGCCATAATATAAGTATATACTAATTTGTTTCAAAAGTCAAATTATTCTTTACTTGGTATAAAGTTTTCATTATGTTCTTGTTGTATAACTTCTTTTTCTGTCCATTGTAAACCTTTACTTCTGTTCATAGAGGCAGCTCCCTTAGCTATTCCTGGTTTTAGTTCTTTAATTTTGCCGCCTTTTTCTAAAAACTCTTGCATAAGTTTATCTCGTTCTTCTTGTGACATTTTAATTTTATTATCTTCTTCTGTGTAACTAGCCATTAGACATCTCCTTTCTTTTTTTTGCTTTTTTAATTTCCTTATCCGCTTTTTCATAGGCAAAATCAAGTTTCATTTTACTTGCTCTTTCTGTAAACAAACGGCCTAGCATATGATCGTATTCGTGTTGAAATATACGACTCATTATTCCATCCAAGTGAGCTTCTTTTAATACTCCATGTTCATCTTCAAACTTTGCCACTACTTTTTTAGGTCTTGTTATTGATAAAAATAAAAAAGGAAAAGTCAAACAACCTTCTTTCATAACCACTTCTTCTTCACTCTTGTGTACTATCATAGGATTAAAACAAGTCACCTTAACTCCTTTTTCTAAGTATGGATGACCTCCGAATACAAACATATTGAATGGTAACCCAACCTGATTAGCTGATAGTCCTAGACCACCAAATTTAAACATTGTATCAAACATAATATTTGATAATTCTTTTCTGTCTTTAAAGTCATGTTCTTTTAACATATCATCATTAAATGGAGCGATTGCTGATTGTACTCTTGGATCTGATGGTGGTATTAATTTTAATTCTTTAAGCATTTTGTAACCTCGTGAAGTTGTGCTCTTTATCAAAGCGTATTATGTTTGTAAATTTATCAAATAAAATATCTCCTTTGTGAGATATAATAAAGATATTTTCTTTTGGCATATTTTTAATAATTTTAAAGAAGTCATCTGTGCCTTGACCATCTAAACTACCATCAAAAATTTCATCTAGTACTAATAGATTTGTGTTAGTGCTGTTTTTCATTTTAGCGATTGTTCTCCAAGTAAATAATAATGCTAAGTCTATTCTCATTTTTTCTCCTTCACTAAAGTTATTATAATCAAACGTATCTCTATGGCGGCTTTTGACTGTTTCATTAAATTCTTCGTCTAAATGAAATGATACAAAAAAATCCATTGCTTGTAAATATTGATTAATTAGTGTGTTCATAATAGGTAAGTACTTTTTAATAATTTTAGCTTTAGCTCCTTTATCATTTAATATTTCCCTTACTACATCTACATATTGTTTTTCTTCTATTATCTTATCTAATAATACTTTTGATTCTTCTAGTTCAGATTTTAATTTATTCAACTGTTCTTGTATGTTCTTACCATCTGATTCTTTATTTTCTAATAACAGTATTTCTTCGTGTATCTTATCACTGTATTTTTTAAGTTCTTCTAAAGAAGTGTTAATCTTGGCTATATCTATATTTAATTCATTTATTTTTTGTGATACAGCATTAAGTTCATTTACTTTTGTTTCTGTTATAATTATTTCTGATAATAAATCTTTTAGTCCTACATCTAGTTTACCTATTGTTAATTGCTGACTTGTTATTTTACTTGACTTTAAATTGTAATCTATGGCTTGTGTACACTCGGGACAAGTATCATTATTTTGAAAAAACTCTAATGTTCTTTTATGTTTTAATAAATTGTTTTCTATTTTGGCCTCTAGTTTAGATAATTGATTAACTTTTTGATTTACTTTTTCTTGTTCAATTAAGTTTTTTTTGTTGTTTTCTATTTCGTTATTTAATATTGTTATTTTTTTAAGATATTCTTGTAAATCTTTATTGTTTTTTTCTATTATATTCTTTTTGTAATCTTTATCATCTATATCACGACCTTGTAATTCTTTAAAATGCTTTGTTTCTAATTCATATTTTGAATTAATTAACTCACATTTATGTTTTATATCTGTTATTTGTTTTTGTAAATCTGACTGTTGACTTCTTAATATTAAATCCATCAAACCAAATACTCTTATATCTAGTATTTCTTCTACAACTTCTCGTCTATATCTTGGTTTCATTTTCATAAAAGGCTCATAAGAAGAAGCTCCTAATATAACTACTTGTATAAAAGACCTATAGTTTAATTTCATTATATTGGCCTCTAAGTATTTTTGGTAATCAATTGTTGAAGCGTCTTGATTTATTAAATCACCATCTGAATATATTTCAAATTTATTAGGTTTAATGCCTCTTACTACTTTATAGTTTTTTGTGCCAACATTAAATTCAACTTCTACTTCAGTATCTCCATCATTAATAGTATTAACTATTTGTTCTTTTTTAATTAATCTAAATGGCCTATTAAACAAAACAAAACATAGAGCATCAAGTAAAGTAGATTTACCACTGCCGTTTGTTCCTATAATAAGTGTTGTAGGTGCTTTATTTAAATCTATCTCTATTGGTGTGTTACCTGTAGATAGAAAGTTTTTCCATTTAATCTTTTTAAATAATATCACGTTTCGCTGGCCTCTGCATAAAGCTCTTTTGCAAATTTTTTAAGTTTATTTTTATCTAGTGTTGTTTCTATTTGATCTATATAGTTACCTAGAAAGGTTAAAGTATCTTCTCCTTGTTCTAGTATATTATCTTTTACACTTGAAGTAATGTCACTACTTAAATCTTCTATAATATTTAATTCATACACATTTATTTCATTATGAAATTTCTCTACAAACTTATCAAACATATCTGAATCTGTTTTATTTGATATAAACAATTTAACAAAGGTGTTTTCAAAATCTTTTAAATTTTTCTTGTTGTAATCTTCTACCTTATCGTTATAAATTAATTTTTTATGTATTCTTAATGGATTAGGTATTCTTGTAAGTTCTCTTGTTTTTGTATCAAATATATGAAATCCTTTTGGACACTTATAATCTGACCAAGTAATTTCATAAGGAGAACCTAGATAGTAAATATGGCCGTCATCTGATTTTTTATGAAAATGGCCTGATATAACCTTTTCGAATCTTTTAAATAAGGACTTATCTAAGCCTTGTTCATTTAAATGGCCTTTGTGCATTTCAAATCCTTTAATTTCTAAATGACCCATAACTATTTGTGCTGTTGAATTGTCTATAGCGTGTAGAGTGCTTTCTATTAACTCATCACAGATCCAAGGTAAAAATAATATATCTAGTCCTTCAAAAGATACCGTGTCGTGTGATGTATATATTTTTACAGTATTGGGTACACTTAAATTTTGCAAAGCATTTACTGTATTGGTGTTCTTATAATAGGTGTCGTGATTGCCTAATAATACGTGAGTATTTAATTTTAGTTGTTCTATTCTATCCCAAAACTTTAATTTAAAATTATGTGCTGTGTTGTGATTGATAAATTTTCTTCTATCTACTACGTCACCTAAATGCACTATTGTATTGATATTATTTTCTTGTAGATAAGGAAAAAATACCTCATCATAAAATCTATTAAAATAATTGATAAACGCTGGAGAGTCGTTTCTAGCTCCCCAATGTGTATCATTCAATACAGCAATTTTCATACTAACTTAATATAAAATAATCTAACTTACCTTTACGTGTTTTTTTCTTTTTTCTTTCTTTCTCTTTTTTCATCTCTCTATGATGAGCAAGAGTTTCTATTTTAGGCACTTCTTCTATTGGTAAATTCTTTCTTAAAAATTCTGTAAACTGATTATGAAATTCCCTATCTTCACCAGGCTGTAATGTCATATCATCAAAATTAGAATCTAATAACATCTTGTGTTTAATTGTTACTTGTTTTTTTTCTTTTTGTATTCTTCTTATAAAAGCGTAATATATAATTTGAGTAAAATAAGCAAAAGGATTATTTGATTTGTCTGGATTAAAATTATCTAAATATTGTAAACAGTTTTCTACACCATCAGAAATCATGTCATCTCTAAAAGTATAATTAATAAAATTTGGTCTATATGATAAGTGATTTGCTATTTTTAAAAAACAAGTACCAATATAATCAGGCACTCTTGGTTTTATTATACCTTCTTTAATTGATTGTTTGACTGTTTTCTTATATTCAATCATAGCGGCCAGAAAATCTTTATTACTTACGTAATGTTCTTTTGCTTTTTTTGATGTTGTCATTATCTAAATATACTACACTTTGTGTTATTTGTCAATCACTTATACAAAGACTATGAAAAAAGTCGGTTCCAGGATAGGTTGACTTTATTCTTTTTATCCGTATAATGGGGCTTGTCGCCTCATTGATAAAGATTCTCCAAACTAATGGAGTGTTTTCTTTGTATCTCTAAAATCGTCCCATAAATCATTGAAGTCGTCATTCTCATTATCTGATAATTGTTCTAAGTTGTGTTCAGCTCTTTTAGGTATTAATATCTTTTCATACTTTTTAGAAACCTCAATATAACTTTTAGTCATTTCATCTGTGGCGTTTGTAATTGTAACAATTTTATCTTTTGGAATAGTTATAATCTTATCGTTAGTATAGGCGGCCCATTTGATAAGAGCGATATAGTCTTTAAGACCTTTTGCTGTTAACTGTGATACGTATTTAATTTGTAACGGCTTATCTATACGTAACAATGGAGTTTTATCTGGCAATTGTTCTTTAGCCAGAGTGCAAACAATGTCATCGCCGTTAATCAGCTTTATTATTTTTATTTGTTCCATTGTTATTACTATTTAGGAGTTCTATGTTATGTATTTCGTAGTTAAAGTTTTCAGAAGTATAGATATTAATACGTTCTCTAAAATGAGCAAGTGTATAATTCTCTTTACCATTATAAGTTAGATCGTCAGCAATATCATATAAAGTAGCGGCCGAATTATCATCTTTTAATCTTAGACCTCTACCAATAGATTGTAAATTACGAATACGTGATTTACTTGGACTAGCAAAAACAATGTTATGTAAATTTCTTATATTAATACCAGTACTAAATGTTCCGTAACTGGCGATTATAATTGCATTGTCTGACTTCTCAGTTATAAATCGTATCTTCTCTCTTTCTTCTGCTTCTACACCACCATAAACGAAAAATATTTTTTTATCTTCAGCTTTATTCTCTATAAGTTGTTTTAATATAACACCGTGTTTTTCTACGTATTGAAATAACACTAAAGAATTACCTTGTAAACTTAAACACAGATTACGAATATATTTGTTTCTTTTTTCATTAGACACTAGAAAATCCATTTCTTCTTGGTAACTTTTATCTTTTAAAAAGTGTTTAGAATTTTTATCGTGTTGAAGTATTAAACATATAATTTTTAGATCGGCTAATTGTTTTTTTTCTTGTAGTTCAGCAGTTGAGGTAATCTTATTAACGGCACCAAACAGGCCTTCTAAAACTAATTTGTTCGTCTTAGTACCATCTAAAGTACCTGTAAGACCTATTCTATATTTACAATCTTCAAGTTTAGTCATTATCTTACTTAAAGAAACGGCCTTAAACAAATGACACTCATCACCAATAACAACACCAAATGATTTAAACCATTTTTTAGGTAAATTATAGATTGATTGCCAAGTAGATATGATTACATTCTTATCTGTTTCTTTATCATGGCCTTGATATATTCTATGTACATACTTATCAGGATTCCAACCATAATCTTTAAAATCTTTAAACAACTGTTCTACCAATGATGTGGTTGGTACTATAATTAATATTTTGTTATTTGTTTTATCTTTTAATCTTAACAGATTAAATCTTACTAATAGATAAACTATTAAAGATTTACCAGAGGCCGTAGGTGATAATAATAAACAACGTGTTTTTTCTAATGAGTGTATAAAGGCTTGTTTCTGATAATCTCTTAATTCCATTGGTATCTTTAAACCAGATACAAATTTATCTACTAATTTTTTATCTACTTCTATGTCTTTTATTTTAGTACCATCAACAACTTGTACTTTATTATCTTCACACCATTTAACAATATATGGATAAAGGCCAGCAAATATTTGGCCAGTAGCATAAGAGAATAATCTTATTTTACCGTCCCACCATTTGTTTCTAAATTGAGGAGTAAATCTATAACCAGGCACTTCAAAGGTAAAATATTCTCCAAGTTCTCTACGTATAGAATCATCCGCTTCTATTTTAAGATATACTTCGTTTTTCTTATCTATGATAATGTATTTTGTGAGTGTCATTTTCTTTTTTTTCTTTTTATTTTAATAACAAGATAGAGGTCATTATTCATTAAAGGCCAGTGCATTGAAAACAATTTAATTAAACAGTTTTTAATAAATTTCATTGATGTTAAATAAATTGAGGGCCTACTGACCAACCTACTAATACTTTTCTTGTTCCACTTGTAACAGGATTTACTTTATGCCAAATAAAAGATGGAAATGATATAACTGTTCCTAATGTAAACTTATCGTTAAACTTAGTATTAATATGTTTTTCTGGTTTTGGATTTGGACTTGATATTTCAAATTCTCCTCCTTCATAATTCTCATTCAAACATAATGTAAAACTTATTTTTCTTATATAACCATTTGGGTATGGTTTACTATGACTATCTATATGCCAATCATAATGGTCGTTTGTTTCATAAACTGTATATTGTAGTGGTTCAAATTCTTTTAAAACAAAATTCCA